ACCAGCACCCAGTGCCACACGGCGGGCAGCGATTGCCACCGCTGCCGTGCTGCTTACGTCACCCGCACCCAGTGCTACCCTGCGTGCGGCAAGCGCCACAGCCGATGCGCTGGCCACAGCAGCGTTGCCGTCACACAGACGCTGCGCGGATGCGGCCATGGTGGACGTGTTGGACACATCAGCAGCACCAATGGCCACCCGCTTGGCGGCAACCGCCACACTGGACGTGGACGTGATCTCAAACGCGCCAAAGACAAAACGAGTCCCGCTAATGGAAGCGGAACTCGTCGCGGTGATGTCGGCAGCTCCGAGGCTGACGCCGTAGGAGTAATTGCCCCCGCCGTAGTAGCCGGAGCCGTATGCTGCCATGTTAGGTCAGGGTGACGGTCAGGCTGGTGGCCGGGATGCGGAACACGTCACCATCGTTGATGGTGCGGGCCGTGGTCAACTGCGCCCAAGCAATCATGTTACCGCTGGTCTCTGCATCAAAGATGGCCGCGTGGGTGATCGTGCCCCAGTTGCCACCGCTTGCAGGATCGAACTCGATGGCCGCGCTGTTGGTGGCCGTGGTGTCTGTGCCCGACACGGTGATGGTGCCGGTGGCCTTGCGCACGTAGCCGGAGCCAGAGACCTCGGTGCCACCACCGGTATCAGATGGCGCTGCGGTGAACAAGCCCACATACCAAGCGGTCGGGCGAGTGGCCGAGCCGGTGGTCAGCAACCATGTGAGAACGAGGTTCTCGGTGTAATTGGAGAAAGAGGACATCAGCGTGCTCCAAAGGGTTTGACTCTCGCCCGGATCAGACCACTCGCGCTGGCGTTCTGGTCTGCAAATTTGATTGACTCAATGGCCGTATTGTAAAGAGTTCCCCACACCGCAACACGCTCGTCGTCCTTCAAATACGGAGCGGCCTGCATCAGTGCGCCGTACAGGTAAGCGTCGGGCGAGGAGGCCAGCAGCCAGTTGGTGGTCACACTGTCGGACAGCTTGGGCAGCTTGGCAAAGTACATCAGCTCGGCGGTGTAGGTCGCATCAGGCGTGGGCGAGACACGAATCTGCCCACCAATGATGGTGAAGTATTTGGGCATGCCGGGTGCGCTGCTGTTGATTTGGTCCCGGTCGTCCATCTGCTCTGGCGTCAGGAACTCAATGGGCTGGATCGGGTTGGAGCTGGTGATCTTGAAGGTCTTGGCCTCCAAGAAGTCAGCAGGCACCGCGCTGTACTGCGTGTCCACGGACGCGGTGGCCCGAGTGATCATCTGGCGCACCCGCAGTGGGCGCTCCATCTGCGCCTCGGCCAGCTCGATAAACGTGGGGATGACCGCAGTCAAGTCTGAGCGGTTCAGAAAGTCAGCAATGTTGCTCTTGAGCTGCGTGTAGTTCATGTCATTCCCTGCCAATCAGTGTGTGCTCGTGCTTGTACTCAAACGTGCCGATGTGATGGACCTCCTTGGACAGGTCTTGGTCGATCAGCGTCTTGAACCCGTTCTCAGCCGCACGGCGGCAAAACCAAACGTCCTCGCCAATGTAGTCCTCTGCGGCTGGCACCCAAGGGATGGCAAACCACGGATATTCCATCTTGTTGTAGACCTCTGCCTTGATGAGCATTACGCCCATGCCGCAATAGTCCACCTCAACGAGACCCGTTGAGTCCTCTTCAGTATAGACGCGATTGATCTTTTCGGCATCCTGCCCCGGCACATTTTTCTTCACCGCAATCGGCTCTGTTGGGAACCGGCGCTTGGCGTAGTTGGCGCAGACAATATTTTCGTCCCGCTCCAACAAGCGGATCAGCGCGTCCTTGGGGAACCTCATGTCGCTGTCAAGCCAGAAGGTGTGGGTGCAGCCAGCCTTGACCGCATCGCGGGCCAAGTCTTGGCGCTGCGCAGACAGCAGGGTGCCCGAGCTGGTGTAGATCACCACACGGTTCTCGGTGGTGCCAATGGTGTAGCCCACCAGCCTTGCGAGGTCAAAGGCAAAGCCCGAGTTCACAAAGTCGCGGGTGGGTACGAGGATTCCAATGATGTTTTGCATTAAACGCGTCCGGGTCGAGTTCTGAAAAATCTGTTATCTGGGTCATTCAGCCAAGCCTTCATGCGTGCTTGATCGTCAACGATGCCCTTGGCCTTGAGGTCGTAGAAGAGCGCCATCGGGATGGATGCAACCTTGTGCATGTCGCCCTTCCAGTTGGCCTTCTCGTCAATCTGGTTGTACTGAGACTTGTTCTGCTCAACAACCTCTGTCGCATCCACAATGGTCTCAATGACAGCCTCGTCGGTGTCGCCGTTGTAGTGCCACATCTTCTTGACCCCGGTGATGGGATCAATGTCAAAAACTTTTGAGTGCATATAAAAAAGGGGGGTGATTAGCCCCCCTTCATTCCATTACTGGATAGTGCTGTTCAAGTCGTAAACAGCGCCGTGGGCCTTCTCGTTCATGACCTTCAAGCCCCACTCGACCAACAGCATGCGCTTCTCAGCGTCGCCGGTCTTGGCCAATTCGGTGGTCTGGAAGGGACGCAGGTAAGCAATCGATGCGTACTCGGGGTCAAGCACAAACACGTCACGCTCACGCTGGAAGCGGTTAGCGACGATGCTCACGTTGCCGAAGTCCGACACGTAGATGTCAGCAGCGCCAATGATGGTGGAAGGCTTTGCGCCAGTAGCGTTGAAACGCTGACCAGCGATACCAGCCATCTTGGACAGGTTCTGCTTGTTGATGGGACCAGCCATCACGATGGAGGGCTTGCCACCTTCAGTCCACACCTTCTGGATCACGTCCTTCAGCAAGGTCTCGCTGAAAGAGCGCAAGTTGGTGGTGGTCGCATCGGTACGAGCGGCATCGGGAATAGAGGTGTACGAAGGATCGCCACCGCCAGAGCCTTCGCTGGTGTTGGTCTTCAAGAAGGCCAACAGGGCACCGGTCTTGCGAGCAGCCGAGGTGCTACCAGCGGCAGCAGCTTGGTTGGCCAGCATGGTGGTTTCCATGTCCCTCTTAAGTTCAGCCGATTTTTTCGCCATTTGGTACGAAAGCTCTGAGCGTCGACCTGCTTTGTCAACGGACTCCAAGGTGCCGGAGATGATCACGTCCTTGCGGCTGATCTGGGTGTAGTTGCCCAAACGCACAGTGGGAGTTGCGGCGGTAAACGAAGCAACGTCGTCGCCTTCGATCTGGGCGTTGGTCGTAACCGCAGCGGCCAAGTCGTCGGTCTGCCATTCGTAGAACGTGTTTTTGACGTTCTCTTTGCCGATGTTGCTCATCATGGGCGTTTCTTCCGGTGAAATCTGGTAGATGAGATTCGAAAGATCTTCCCGCACGCCTTTGGCGTCGAAGCGGGTATAGGTATTGGTGATTGCTGCCATTTTTGGCTCCTTAACAAGTTACAAGAATTTTTCAAACAGGTTGGCCGCGTCGCGGACATGCCCTGTTGCCTTGAGACGCTGTTGAGCTTGCTTAATTTGACTCGATTGCGGCTTACCGGACGCTGCCACACCGGGCTTGGCGGTCCTGCCGACTGACTGCTGCGGTTTGATGCTCTGGCGCTTGCTCACCATCGAGTCGTACGACGCCAGCTTGCGCAGCGCCAACAACATGCGGTGATCAGTAATGCCATTCAACTCCTGCTCAGTCAATCCGATGGCCTTGCCTGCATTGATCCAATCGGCCTTGGCTTTCGCCGCGACCTTGGGGTCTTTTAGCTCCGGGGCCGCAGACAACAACAAGTCCTTCTCTTGGGAGAGTCGTTCTTGCATCGCCTTGTGCGTTTCCCGCTGATGCTCTTGCATCAAACGCTGCTGTTCTGACTGGATAGCCATCATCTTTTCAGCGTTAACGCGTTGCAGTTCGCGCTGTCGTACCCACTCGATTGGGTCCTCGTTGTAGAGGCGGTCCAGATCGACATTGGGCTGCTGCGCTTCTTGCAACTGTGCTTGCAGGGCCGTCAACAATTGAGAATACTGTGCTCGCTCGGTACGCACCGACTCCAGTTCTGCCTGAGCTGCTTTGCGCTCTTGGGCAAGTGCCTGTGTCTTGCGCGTGTAGTCTTCTGTGCGGCTGTAGCCCTTTTGCAGCTCTTCCAGCGTCACCTCAACTTCTTTGCCGTCTACCTTGACGGTGAACTTTGATGGCTGTTCTTGCTGCTCGGTGTCTTCATCCCCATCGGACTCTTCGCCTTCGGCATCCTCGTCTGACGCGTTCTCCTCTTCAGACTCGTCTGCCTCGACGGATTCGGACGATTGCTCGTCCTCCAGCGCCTCTTCTTGCTCTTGCTGTTCTCCCTCTTCCAAGGGCAGCATTGCTTCAAAGGCTGATGCAGCTTGCGCTGCGGTCATGGACTGCGAAACTGGTTGTCCCGTGGTATCGCTCATGTCTTTGATTCCTATGTTACTTCAAACGTCATCCCCGTTGCATCTGCCTCTGCGCATACATGGCGCGGTCGGTGTAGGTCTGCAACTGGGTCTTGAGGTCTTCAATCGCAATGATGGCCATGTAGGCCTTCTCGCGTTGTTCGACTTCATTAACTTTACTATTTTTCCAATCGTTTGTGTAACGCTCTTGCAGTTCTTTTAACGCTTCTGTCAGAACGGAGTCGGGGGCCAGCAGCTCTTCAGCGGCACGCCCCAGCTCCAGTGTGTCGTGCAGGTTTGCCATCAGACCATGCCTTGGTTCATGCTCTGCATGGCCATGCGGTCACGCTCGACTTGCACGTTGAGCTGCTGCTCGTTGATCACGGCGCCGTACTTCAGCTCCAGCTCGCGCAGCTTGATGAACTTGTCGATGTCCATCTTGTCGCGCTCTCGGTCGTCGGACATAACCATCCGCTGCTGCTCAAGTTGCAGCTCTGCGGCCTTCTTCTGGATGTCGGCTTGGATCGACTGGACCTGCACCTGTGCCAGCATCTCTTCAGGCGATGGCTTGGCAGGCTGCGTGGCCTGTGGTGGCATGTAGTCGGCTGGGATGGC